ATGAGAAAAGAATTCGGTAAAGGCGGTGGAGCCGATACACATGTTACTAAAGATGGTAGAACTGTTAAAAAAGGTCTTTACTATTATATGAACAAAGCAAAAAAATCTGGTAAAAGCAAACCTGGTAAAGGTTCTGTTACAGACAAAGCTTTAAAAGCATCAGCAAAGACAGCAAAGAAGCCAACTAAAAAAGCGTAATGGCTAGAACTGCAGCATGGCAGAGAAAAGAAGGCAAGTCTAAATCTGGTGGATTAAATAAAAAAGGTGTTGCATCTTACAGAGCAGCTAATCCAGGATCAAAACTTAAAACAGCAGTCACAACTAAACCTTCTAAATTAAAAGCAGGTTCTAAAGACGCTAGTCGTAGAAAATCTTTTTGTGCTAGAATGACTGGTATGAGAAAGAGACAAAAACCAAGCAACAATACAGGTGATGATAGATTATCTAAATCACTTAGAAAGTGGAATTGTTAATGAGCCCAGAAAACGCATTATATAAATTACAAAGAGCGCTCGAATCCCAGTTAGAAAATTTAACTAATGTTATAACTACTGGAGTTGACAGCATGGAAAAATACAGATATATCTTAGGACAAATCAATGCATTGGAATCAATGCGTCAGGAACTTTCAGGCCTGCTTAACTCAGAGGAGAAAAATGAAGGAACAGTCATCGATATTGGGCTCCACAAGTCCAAGGATAGCAGTACCGACTAAAAATTTAGTTGGTGTAAAAAAATCAGAACCAAAAAAAGAAAAAACAAAATTACCACAACCTACCGGTTGGAGGATGCTTGTTTTACCATTCAGAATGAATGAGAAAACAAAAGGCGGAATCTTACTAGGTGGTGAAACTGTAGATCGACAACAAGTAGCATCACAATGCGGAAACGTACTTGCGATGGGAGATGCTTGTTATGTGGATAAAGATAGATATCCAAATGGTCCATGGTGCAAGGTTGGGGATTGGGTAGTCTTTGCTCGTTACGCAGGATCTCGTATTGAGATTGATGGCGGAGAAGTACGTCTTCTAAATGAAGATGAAGTTTTAGCAACCGTAGAGGATCCAAAAGATATCCTCCACAAATATTAACATAGGAAGGACACTATGCCAGAAACAAATACAATAAAAAAAGATGAACAGATGGTAGATATAGATACTTCAGGTCCAGAGACCGAAGTTAATTTACCAGAAGAAACAACACAGGAAACAGCACCCACAGAACAGGAAACAGCAAAAGAAGAAACTATAAAAGTTGAAACAGAAAAAAAAGATGATGAAAAATTAGAGGACTATAGTCAAGGTGTTCAATCACGTATTGCAAAACTTACTCGTAAGATGAGAGAAGCAGAACGTAGAGAACAAGCAGCTGTAGAATATGCCAGAGCGGTAGAACAAAAGAGACAAGTTGATAACGAAAGATTTCAACAAGTTGATTCTGCTTATACTAAAAAATTTGAGGACAATGTAAAACTAGGGATGGATTCAGCGCAAAAAGAACTTGCAATGTCTATTGAAGCTGGGGATGCGGCGGCTCAAGTTGAGGCTAATAAAAGGATTGCTACACTTGCATTTGAAAATGCAAAATTAGAACAAATAAAAGAACAGCAACCTATTATACAGCAACCTGTAAATATACCTCAACCACTTCAACAACAGGTACAAGATATTCCTTCGCCAGATCCTCAAGCAGAGAACTGGGCAACTAGAAATACTTGGTTTGGACAAGATAAAGCTATGACTTATACAGCTTTTGAGATCCATAAAGATCTTGTAAGTGAAGGTTTTGACCCTCAATCTACCGAATACTATGCAGAAGTTGACAATAGAATTAAAGTTGACTTTCCGCACAAATTTGGTAATAATGAAACTAAACAAACGGCCAAGCCCGTTCAGTCGGTCGCTTCAGCTAATAGAAGTGTAAAATCTGGTCGCAAAACTGTGAGACTCACATCTTCACAGGTAGCAATAGCTAAAAAATTAGGTGTGCCACTAGAAGACTATGCAAAACAATTAAAACTCACGGAAGGAGCATAAGCATATGACAAATGAAAACGATAAAAAAGTAACTTCACGTGCGAGCCAAACTCGGTCAAATACTGATAGACCAAAAGAGTGGGCTCCTCCATCTTCTCTAGATGCACCGACTGCGCCGGATGGATTCCGACACAGATGGATACGAGCAGAGAGTTTAGGGTTTCAGGACACTAAAAATATCTCTGGAAGATTAAGATCTGGTTATGAATTGGTGAGAGCCGATCAATATAAAGATTCTGATTTTCCCGTAGTCACTGATGGTAAATACGCAGGAGTGATTGGGGTAGGTGGCCTTGTACTCGCAAGGGTGCCCGAAGAAATCGCAAAGTCGAGAACTGAATATTTTAGGAAACAATCTGAAGGTCAGGACGAGGCTATTGAAAGTGATTTAATGAGGGAAGAGCATAAGAGTATGCCAATCAATATTGATAGGCAATCTCGCACAACCTTCGGTGGCAAAAAGTAATTTTACTTAAACCAACGGATTAAATCAATCGTACTGGAGGCCTCTAGGGGCAGGTACATATAAGGAGACAACAACTATGGCAAATAGAAATGAAGCCGGATTTGGACTAATTCCTTCAATGGTTGCTGGTAATACACCATCAACTCATGGAATGTCTAAATACGAAATAGACGCTGCTGAATCTAATGCTATTTTTAACGGAGAGCCAGTAAAGGTAGATATTTCTGCATCTACTGGTGGATACATCGTAACAGCGGGTGCTGGTACTGCGGCGGTTGGAACTCTAGGTGGTGTGTTTTTCACAGCAGCTGGAACTTTAAAACCAACGTTCAGTAACTTTTACCCTGCATCGACAACTCCTGCAAATAGCGAAGACGTAACAGCCTTTGTATACGACAACCCAAACCAAGAATATATTATTGCATCTGATGCTACTTTAGGTAGTTCACTTGCATTAAGAAAATCTAAAATTGGATTGACGTACGCCACTACATCAGTAGCTGGTTCAACACTAACAGGTAGATCAAGCGTTATGCTGGGCATCTCAACTGCGGCAACAACTGCTAAACAATTGAGAACGGTCAGAATCGCTGAAGATATCGAAAACCAAGATCAAACTGCAGCAAAATGCTCAATGGTAGTATTAATAAATCTGCACCAATACAAAGTTGGATCTTTGGCAACAGGAATATAGGAGTATAAAATATGGCTATATCAAGAGCACAACTCGTAAAAGAGTTAGAGCCAGGATTGAATGCACTATTCGGCCTGGAATATAATAGGTATGATAATCAGCACGCTGAAATTTATACTAATGAATCAAGTGACAGAGCTTTCGAAGAGGAAGTAATGTTATCTGGATTCGCGAACGCACAAGTAAAAGGTGAAGGTTCTGGAGTATCATATGATGATGCACAAGAAACTTTTACAGCACGTTACAACCATGAGACAATGGCTTTAGCATTTGCTATCACGGAAGAAGCTATCGAAGATAATCTTTACGATAGAATCTCTTCTAGATACACAAAAGCTCTAGCTAGATCTATGTCAAATGCGAAACAAGTAAAAGCAGCAGCTCCTTTGAACAATGGTCTACCAAGTGTAGCTACGTTCAAATCAGGCGATGCCGTATCACTATTTAACACTGCACACACAACTGTCAGTGGGAAAAATGTTAGTAATACACTTGCAACGCAAGCAGACTTAAACGAAACTTCGTTAGAACAAGCAATGATTGATATCTCTGCTATGACTGATGAAAGAGGTTTAAGAATAGCGGCGAAAGCAGTCAAAATGATTGTTCCACCTGCTAATCAGTTCAATGCTGAAAGACTTATGAAGTCTCAAGGTAGAACTGCTACTGCTGATAATGACATAAACGCAATTGCGTCTATGGGAATGCTTCCTCAAGGTTACAGAATAAATAATTTCTTAACTGATACTGATGCGTTTTACATTATCACTGATGTGCCAAACGGTATGAAAATGTTCACAAGAACTCCATTGACAACTGCAATGGAAGGTGACTTTGATACTGGTAACGTTAGATACAAAGCTAGAGAAAGATACTCGTTTGGAGTTTCTGACTATAGAGGTATCTACGGTGTAGAAGGTGCGTAAGCAATAAAACTTTTTGTGGCCGGACATGTTTCGGCCACATTCAATTAATAGAAAGAAAAACTAATGAAAAAATTCCTAGTAAATATATGGGCCTATGATCATCATGCAAAATTTGAAGTTTTGTCTGAAGATAATCCTGTTTCCCTTGAAAAATCAATCCTTGACAAGTTGGGAGAAAAGAGTATAAATTGGGAATCTCTCGGAAATAGTTACGATCCGGGACTAAATCGAA